GAGTTAAGTAACCCGTGAGGGTGAAAATATATTTGCATTATATATACAATCAATGTAGCCGGAAGCGTCTGGCTACGACCTGAAGGAATGGCGGAATTGGTAAACGCAAGTATGCAGATAGATTGAAGAAAGTCATACATAGGTAATCTATCATCCCGGTTCGAGTCCGGGTTCCTTCACAGAGAATTTTTCTTTTTATGTTTAACTAATGTTGCCAGCGAAAAGGACGCTGTAGGGTTAAAGCCCCTGTTATTTGAGTTTTAATTGTTCTATACTATTCCGGTGTGCTTTGAACGGCTATCCGGAAGCAAGAAGCTCGTGAGAGTGCTATTTAATAGTTAATGTCGTGTTTTATTTTGTGTTTGTGTTCTAGGTGAATGGTTCGTGAGAATAGTTCACTTAAAACGGATGGCTGGTGTAATTGGCAGCATACGCAGATATGCGTGATGTGGGTTCGATCCCCACGCCTTTCACCCTTCTGATCCTAATTAAATTATAGTAGTTCATGAGTTTTGTTTTGTGTTTGTGATTGGGGTGTATGGTCTGTGAAGATAGTGCACCTTTTTAATTAATCGGGCGGATATGTATATCGTTGGTTGAAACTGCGGTGAGGTGCACCAATATTCCGTGAGACCGGTTCGACTCCGGTTCCGTCCACTAGCATTTACATTATGTATAAATCAGGGAGCCGTACACCCTTCAAAGCGTAGCCGTTCCATAAGGTACATTGGATTATTCATTTTCTTATTTTTCTGCCTGTACAATATCGTACAGGCAGTTTTTACTACCTGAAAATGGCGTTAAAATGGCGAAGTTTCTGTTTGCTAAACTTGTCAATAACGATTATCTTTACTGATGTAATGAGCTAAAAGTCAAACCATTAAATTAGAATTATGACAGCGAGAAAAAACACTGTATCAACGGTTCAGAATGAAGAGAAGAAGAAAAATTCTATCAGACCGCTTCTAGCTTCTGAAATTGAATGTAGGGTTGGTACTATGAAACCGGACGGTTCGGGCTGCTCCTTGCTATTATACAAGGATGCTCGAGTAGACATGAGAATACTTGATGAAGTGTTCGGAGAAATGAACTGGAAACGGCACCATGATGTCGTTAATGGGAATCTATTCTGTACGTTGTCCATTTGGGATAATGAAAAGAAGGAATGGGTGAGTAAACAGGATGTTGGGACAGAATCTAGCACAGAAAAAGAGAAAGGGCAGGCTTCGGACGCCTTTAAACGTGCAGGATTTAACTGGGGAATTGGGCGTGAACTTTATACGGGTCCTTTCATTTGGATTCCACTTGAGAAAAATGAAATATATCAGAGCAAAACAGGTTCTCCTGCTCTATACACCAAATTCAGTGTAAAAGAGATTGGTTATAACGAGCAAAAGGAGATTATTTTACTTGTTATTGTGGACAATAAAAACCGCGTTCGTTTTGCTTATGGTAATACAAAGGAAAAAGTATATGCTCCCAATGTTTCTGCTTCAAACGCTTCGGGCAAAGTATATACTGGTGTAGACCTGGATCGTGCAATTAAACAAATGACTGGTGTTAAAAGCCGCGAAGAGCTTGAGAGAGTTTGGGCTGAACATCCCGAACTTCACAATAATAAGGAGTTCAGAAACATAACTATTGACATGCAGAAAACGTATCCTCCTAGAAATTGATAATAATGATAGAATTAGTGAAATCCAGTGTGGTTTTCAATGAGGAAAACCACACTTATATGCTCGGTGAAAAACAGTTGCAAGGTATAACCGGTATGATTAGCCGGCAGTTGTTCCCTGACAAATATAAAGATGTCCCCGATTTTGTATTGAAGAGAGCTGCAGAGAAGGGTAGCCTTATTCATGCTCAATGCCAGTTTGCTGATGTAACAGGCTTACCTCCTGAAAGTATTGAAGCAGAGAATTATATCAGAATGAGGGTAAATGCCGGATATAAGGCGCTTGCCAATGAATATACCGTTTCTGATAACGAATACTTTGCATCGAATATAGATTGTGTTTGGGAGAAAGCCGGTAGAATTAGTCTTGTTGACATCAAAACTACCCTTCATCTTGATAAGGAGTATTTAAGTTGGCAGTTGTCAATCTATGCTTATTTCTTTGAACTTCAAAATCCATTACTCAAAGTTGATAAACTGTTTAGCACTTGGTTGCGTGGTAATAAACATGAATTTGTTGAAATTAGCCGTAAGTCTGATAAAGAAGTCAAGAAGTTAATGGAATGCGAGAAGAAGGGTGAGCAATATCTATCCAATCTTTCCGTTCCTGCCCCTGATGATGACAAGTTACTTATTCCAATGCAGCTTGTAAATACTATAATCGGGATTGAGGAAGAACTTGCAGATCTAACCAAGATTCAGAAAGATTATAAGGCAAAATTGAAAACTGCTATGCGTGAGAATGGTGTCAAGTCATGGGATGCCGGAAGATTGCGAGTTAGTTATACACCCGCTTCTACGAGTGACAATTTTGATACTAAAAAGTTTCAGGCTGACTATCCGGAATTATATTCTAAGTATATCAAAACAGTTCCTAAAGCTGATAGTATCCGTGTAACAATAAGGGAGGATAAATCATGAGTTTAAACAAATTGATGCTTATCGGGCATGTTGGCAAAGACCCCGATATTAGAATTTTGGAAGCTGGTTCTAAAGTGGCCACTTTCTCCTTTGCCACCACTGAAAAAGGTTATACCCTTGCCAATGGAACACAGGTTCCTGAAAGAACTGAATGGCATAATATTGTTGTTTGGCGTGGTCTTGCCGATGTTGTTGAGAAGTATGTCCATAAGGGAGACAAGTTGTATCTGGAAGGAAAGATAAGAACTCGGAGTTATGATGATAGCAGAGGAATTAAACGGTATATTACAGAACTTTTTGTTGATAATATGGAGATGCTTTCTGTTAAGCCTCAACAAGCGCCACCACCGCCACCTCTTCCGGAACACACCAATAATCAGACTCGAAGTGCGGTGAATGAGTGCCCGCCACCGCCACCACCGACCAAGGACGATTTGCCATTCTGATAGGTTATGGAAGCAACATTGACGAAGAAAGATGGCAAAATCCAAATGGATAAGTCTTTCGAGTTCATGTGCAGCACACTTCGTAATGGAGAATACACTGTAACCATTAAGAAAAAAACACAGCCGAGAACATTAAATCAAAATGCTCTCATGTGGAAATGGTTTCAGTGTATTGGTGCCTGTTTGCGTGAATACACAGGTGAAGAGTATTGGAGCACTGCTGCTGGAGTTCAGGATATACATGACTTGTATTGTAAGAAGTTTCTTGTGAAACAGGTTCATGTGAATGGTAAAGTGGAAACTATTGTGCGAGGAACAAGTAAACTTAATACTTTAGAGATGCATAATTTCATGGAAAGCGTGAAAATAGATGCGGCCACCGAGTTTGGTATTACACTTCCGTTGCCTGAAGACCAGCATTACTTAGATTTTATTCATGAGTACCAAAACCGGTACTAATTAATCCTTTTATAATTTATGATTGCAAATTTGAGAAACTACGAACCCGAGACAATCGAGTTTGTAGTTCCCGATTCTATTCGGGAAAAATTTCCCCCTGTTTTATTTCAGGGTTCTACGAATGTAGATGAATTGATAAAGTTGGTGAATGAGCATTTCAATGCTACATTTCCTGAAAGTGAGGTGACACAACGTTTACTGGATGAATTTGAGATTTCCGAAATTCGTGAAGAGTATTGCATCAAGCAAGAGAATGAGGTCCCCAAACGCGAACGTGAACTGTTGGAAGCCATTGAACGTGCGAAGAAAATTAAGAGTGATGCTCAAGACAGGTTAGCTTCTATTAAGACTGAAATTAAAGACCTGGCTGCCGAGGTCAAAAAGGGGACGAGGGAGTATCATCTTTCAAGTAAGAATACGATCCGGTTTGCTCTTGATGGATATTTCCTGTATTATTCATGGGTGAACGGTGAGTTTAAGCTTGTGAAAGCTGAAAAAATTCCTGATTGGGACAAACGTTCTCTTTGGGCACAGGAAGATCGAAACAGAAAAGCGATGCTTGATTTGTTTGGTATTGAATATCCTGAAGTAGAACGTCCTATTGATGATACAGAAGATTATGGGGACAAGTTCGAAGAAGACCTGTCTGATAAACTTCCTGAAGAAGAACCGGAAGACGATGAGTAGATTGCAGCACAAAAAAGGCAGGAAGTCCAACTATGTGAAGCGGCTTGTGAATAATCCAGATTGGGAAGAAGCCAAGCGTAAAATTCGTATTAGGGACGGACATAAATGCCAGATGTGCGGTAAAGACTTCAATTTAGAGATTCACCACAAAACATACAGGGTTAACGGAAAATCAATCGTTGGTCATGAGCTTGAACATCTTGATTGTCTCGTTACCCTTTGTGGTGACTGTCATTCGAAAGTTCATAAATATCACATCAAATTATGACATACCAGTTAAGAGACTACCAAAAAAGTGCTAGTGATGCAGCGGTCAGCGTTTTTAAATCCAAGGAAAAGAAAAACTACGTGATAGTTCTTCCCACTGGTGCCGGGAAGTCCCTTGTCATTGCCAATATAGCTGCACGGATAGACGGGCCGCTGATAGTGTTCCAGCCTAGCAAGGAAATACTCGAACAAAATTTTGCGAAACTTCAATCATACGGCATATTCGATTGTGGAGTTTATTCAGCTTCTGCCGGAAGAAAGGATATCAATCGTATTACGTTCGCTATGATTGGTAGTGTGATGAAACACATGAGTTTCTTCAAACATTTCAAGCACGTTCTGATTGATGAATGTCATTTAGTGAATCCGGAGAAAGGAATGTATAAGGAATTCTTTGAAGATGAGCAAAGGAAAGTTATTGGGCTGACAGCGACTCCTTACAGATTATGTTCAGGAAGAGGTGGTGCTATGCTTAAATTTATAACTCGTACCCGGCCAAAGGTTTTCACTGATGTTATTTATCACTGTCAGGTGAGTGAACTACTTGCTAAAGGATTTCTCGCAAGTTTGAAATACTATGATATTACAAAGTTGGATTTAAGTAGAGTCAGGACTAATTCTACTGGTGCAGATTACGATGAAAAAAGTCTTCTGCAAGAGTTTGAACGTGTGGACATATACAAAGATATAGTTGGATGGACAAAACGTCTGTTGAACCCCAAATCGGGCATACCACGCAAAGGTATTTTAATATTCACGAGGTTTATTCGTGAAGCTGAAAAACTGGCTTCCGAAATTCCTAATTGTGCGATCGTTAGTGGTTCTACTCCAAAGGAAGAAAGGGCACGAATTCTGAAAGGTTTCAAAGATGGAAGAATAAAAGTTGTTGCTAATGTTGGCGTACTTACAACCGGATTCGATTACCCGGAGCTTGATACGGTTGTTCTTGCACGTCCAACCAAATCCCTTTCCCTCTATTATCAAATGGTCGGTCGTGTTATTCGTCCCTGCCAAGGTAAAGAGGGTTGGGTTGTTGATTTGAGTGGGAATTTCCGGCGTTTTGGGCGTGTTGAAGAGTTACGCATAGAACAGCCTGAAAAGGGAAAATGGTGTATAATGAGTCGTGGCCGTCAATTAACCAATGTAGTATTTTAATTATCATGTGGAGAAATTACAAGAAGAAAGAAAAGAAAAAGCCTCTTTTCGAGGTAGAAGGTGTTAAGGTCAAGAAGAAACCTGATCTTGTCGATAAACTAGACAGAATATTTAGTTTATTCATCCGTTATCGTGATACGATGCCTAATGGATATTTTCAGTGTATTTCATGTGGTAAAATAAAGCCTTTCAATAAAGCAGATTGCGGTCATTACATCAACCGCCAACACATGAGTACTCGCTTTGATGAAATGAACTGCAATGCTCAATGTTCACATTGTAACCGCTTCATGGAAGGAAATATTCAGGATTATCGCAGACGTCTAGTTGCCAAGTATGGTGAACGAAATGTGCTGATCCTGGAAGCCAAGAAAAATGTTACTAAGCAATTTAGTGACTTTCAATTAGAAAAGCTGATTACTCATTACAAGGAAGAAGCGAAAAAACTGAAGGAAGCAAAAGGTCTGTGAGTTTTATTACTAATCGGAGTATAATCCCTTAAAATATGGAAAGAAATTCATTCATCTTTTATAAAGGGTGGAGAGAAGCAATCAAGGATTTGCCGGATGATGTCAGGCTGGAGATTTACGAAAGCATAATTGAGTATGCGACAACGGGAAATCTTCGGGGGTTGAAACCTATGGCAAATATTGCTTTCAACTTTATAAAGATAGATATAGACAGGGATACTGAAAAGTATATGTCTATTGTGGAAAGGAATAAGAGCAATGGTTCTAAGGGGGGACGTCCGAAAAGTGAAAACCCAAAAGAACCCAAAGAACCCACAAAACCCACTGGGTTATTTGGAAACCCAAAAGAACCCACAAAACCCGATAATGATAATGAATATGATAATGATTATGTAGATGATAATGATTCTCATTTAAAAAAGAAAGAAACTTCTCCTAAAGGAGAATCAAAGAAAGACGAGCTTTCTTTGTTCCCCGAGGAAAAGATTGATTGGGGTGGGCTAATGGATTATTTTAATTCCACGTTTAAAGGTAAACTTCCTGCTATAAAGTCCATAGATGCAAAACGAAAGAAAGCTATTAAAGCACGTGTCGCACAATACGGGAAGCAAGCTATATTCGATGTGTTCCAATTGGTTTTAGACAGTCCTTTCTTGCTTGGACAAAACGATAAAAATTGGAGGTGCACTTTTGACTGGATATTCTTGCCTACAAAATTTACAAATATTTTAGAAGGTAACTATAATGGAAAACGAACTGATACTGCGGCCACAAGAAGAGAATCGGTTAGCAGTCTTACGGACCTCGCCGAAGAACTACTGCAAAGCTCTATGCCCAAAGAAGGTTGAAGATGTATTTCAAAGTGATGAACCTTCTATTGGCACTATCATAAGAAAGTTTGGTGAACCACAGGCTAGAGCAGTGCTGGTCATATTGATAGCTGATGCCTTGGAGTTTTTCAATGTTAGTAATACAATGTCTGCTACCCAAGTTGCTACTACAGTAGATTTAATCATTGAAGAATATCCCTATATGAAAACTGATGATTTTAAACTGTGTTTCAAGAATGCAATGAAAATGAAATATGGTGAAAATTACAATCGTATTGATGGTTCTATCATTATGGGATGGCTTCGTGAATACAACAAAGAACGTTGTGCTGTTGCTGATAATCAGTCATGGAATACTCATAAGGCTAAATTGTCAGGGGAAACGAGTTTTACAAGTGGCTTGTCGTATGAAGAATACCGGAACGAACTCAAACTTAGAGTTGAGCAAGGAGATGAAGAAGCTGCTAAAGCGTTAAGTCTCTCAAATGAAATAATCTCTTATCTAAACAAAAGAGAAAATGGCAAACAAGAAGCAGAAGGTGACAATTTACTGGAACACTAGGCATATCAAACTTGAAGATATTCCTGAAGTGAAAAGAAGAATACGGGAGCGTTTTGGTATTCCTAATCACACAACTGTTAATGGTGAAACGGATTGTTATATCCGTGAGGAAGATATGGAATTGCTTCGGGAAACGGAAAAACGTGGCTTCATTCAAATACGTAATAAGCCCGCATGAAAATGGCGTTAAAATGGCGAAGTTTCTGTTTGCATAACTTGTCATTTTACGATAACTTTACTGATGTAATGAATTAAAAGTCAAACCAATATAATTAAATTATGGAAGTACAAAACATTAGAATTGACCTTATCAGTCCTTCTCCTTTGAATCCGAGAAAGACTTTTGATGAAGTAGCTCTTCAAGAGCTTGCAAGTAATATTGAGAAACAAGGCTTATTACAGCCTATCACTGTTCGAGTTGCCAAATCCGAGGATGTGACCAACTTGGAGACTGGTGATGTGACAACAATTCCCTGTTCGTATGAAATTGTATGTGGTGAGCGCCGCTTCCGTGCTGTATCACTATTGAAAGAGAAGGAAGATAAAGAGAATGTTGCTAAAATCAAGGCACATCGCAAGAAATCAGAACAATTCCAAGCGATTTCCTGCATTGTCAGAGAAATGACAGATGATGAGGCTTTTGAAGCGATGATTACCGAGAATCTTCAAAGAAAAGATGTTGATCCCATCGAAGAAGCTTTTGCCTTTGCGCAGTTGGCTGAAAAAGGACGAACTTTGGAAGATATCGCTCTTAAAATAGGAAAGTCTACCCGGTTTGTATTTGACCGTATTAAATTGAATTCTCTTATTCCTGAACTAAAAGAGCGGGTAAGAAATGGAGATATACCATTGTCCGGTGCTATGATTCTTTCTAAATTGGATGAAGATACTCAAAAAGAGTTTCATGAGGAGGAGGAAGAACAATGTACTACTGCTATGATTCGAGAATTTGTGAGTAATTCTTTCATGGAGCTTGGTAACGCACCTTGGATTAAAGATGATTCCGATAATTGGGAAAATACTGATATTAAATCATGTTCTCAATGTGAGAATAATACGTGTAATCATGGTTGTTTGTTCTATGAAATGAATAGTAAGGATGCTAGATGTATCAATGCTGCTTGCTATGAGAAAAAACAAATTGCTTATGTGACGCGGAAAATTCAACTAGAATATGAACATCTTGTTAAAGTTGGCGAACCTCTTTCATTTGGAAAAACAGTAATTATCGCTAGACGTCCTGATACATATTGGGGAGAAGATAGAAAGGTTTTCTATGAAAAAACTTTGGAAGCTGTTAAACAACTTGGATTTGAAATAGTTGATCCTGATGAAATCTTTAGATGTAAGTGCTGGTATTCAGAAGATGATGAACGCACTTTGAAAATGCTTGAAGATGGAGAAGTTTATCGTTGTCTTTCATTTTTTGGACATTATTCTCCCGAATTTAACGTTAGTTTCTATTATGTTAGAAAAGAAACGGCTTCCTCTACTTCCGCCGTTGCCGATCTAAAAGAGATAGAAAGGGAAAAAATAAACGCCCAATTAAAAAGAGCGAAGGATATAGTCAAGGAGAAGTCTGCTGAAGAAATGCGTAAGTGGGCGCAAGAGAAAACATATTATCAGAGAACAAAAGAATTCTCTGAAAATGAACAACTTGTTTTTGATGTGCTGGTTCTTAGCGGTTGTAGCAGTACTTATCTTGAAAAACTGAATTTGAAAAAATGGAATGGTGAGAGTGATTTTGTAAATTATGTCAAAAACAACCAAGCTGACCGACACCAATGGTATAGAGCCTTTATTGCTGAATGCTTATCATCGAATAATGTGAATTTCTACTCCTATTTGCAAAAGTGTCAGAAAATCCTTTTTGCAGAACAATATCCGGATGATTTCAAAGCGCTCTCTAAGAAACTTGCGGATTCATATGATAAGAAAGAAAAGAAGCTCAAAGAAAGACTGAAAGAGCTAAATAACGATAACACAGAGGAAGCCTAGTGGTTTCCTCTCTTTATTGACGCACTTATGAAAACGTGGACTGGCGAACAACTTGCTATACTTGACAGTGAGTACCCGACTGCTGATTTAAAAGAACTTGCTAGGCGTCTTGATAAAACACTTAGTGCTGTTAAAACAAAGGCCTTGATTCGAAAACTTAGGCGCTCTCCGAGAATCTCGTTTTGGAATAGTGAGAGACTTGATAAATTGAAAAAGTTGTATCCCAATCATACTAATGAGGAAATAGCACAGATATTAGGTACCACTTATTCTGCTGTAAATGGAGTTGCATTTAAATTACGGCTCTTTAAATCTAAAGAATTTAGATTTCAATGCGCTTCTAAAAGCTTCTTTCCCAAAGGCCACCAACCGATGAACAAGGGACGTAAGCAAACGGAATATATGTCAGAGGAACAATTAGCAAAAACGAAAGCTACTCGATTTAAGAAAGGACATGTCCCCAAAAATCATAAACCAGTCGGTTATGAACGCATAACTCGTGACGGTTACATTGAAGTGAAAACTGCCGAACCGAATGTCTTTGAACTTAAACATCGGCTTGTATGGATTGAGCATAATGGAGAAATCCCCCCTGGTTATAATATTCAGTTTAAAGATGGCAACAGGCAAAACGTTTCCATTGAGAACCTTTACATGATTAGTCGTTCTGAACAATTAAAAAAAGAGAATTCTTTGTATGCCCGATATCCGGAAGATGTTCAGTACCTAATCAAGCTAAAAGGAGCTTTGAATAGGCAAATTAATAAAGCAACAAAAAAGAATGAATCATGACTGATGGAGCAATAGATAGATTGAAAGAAATGGTTAATAAACCATTCCTTTATCAGAATGAAGAAGTTGTAATTCTCAATTACTGTGACGGTACCGGTGATGATGGTACCGAAGTTGAGATATACTTGAATAATGGCAAAGTATTGGTATTTAGTATGTTTGATTTGGCTTCCAAGTTGAACCGTTTCCGGTCGATAACAAATACAGTTGTTGTGTTGGCTAATGAACGGTTGAATAAGGTGTCTACAGTGAACCCTACCATTTTACAAGATTTGAGGAATTTGGTTCTTCAACAAATTAAGGATGTGAAAGAAGATCCTAGTAAAGTGAGCCAAGCAAAACAAGTTTTCCAAGGGGTTAATACCGTAATCAATCTTGCTAAGACAGAATTAGAGTACAGGAAATATTTAGATACAACAGACCCCTCAAAATAAATAATAGTATGCTGATAGATAAAGAATATGTTCATTGGTTTCGCATCAGAGGCCAACCTAATAGAATCGTGTGAGATTATTCATAGTCTAACAATTTAACCCGATCGATATGATAACATTGAATAGGTTTGCCCAGAGATGCTTGAATATCATGAGGAAACGCTTTAAGATGAATGAGCATAGCTCAAGAAAAGCGTTTAGCATAAGAATTGAAGCCGTTTGGAGAAAATTCGATATTGCTTCTAAATATAGGAGTGATAATCTTCCTAAATATTCGGAAGATGAAGAATTGGCAGCCGAGATGATAATTTACCTTGTTGCCTATTTAAAAAGATTTGGTTGTGAGGACATTGAACAGCTTATCAAAGATAAGATAGAGTTCGATGATAGAAAAAATGATTAGGTGTTGTTACTGACTGTTTGTGTTGTTGATTTTGTGTTGTTGATTTTAATATAGTTAGTTATGACAGAGATTATTCAAGTCTGCCTACTTGATTTTAATAAGGGGCAGCTCACGGGATTGCCGAAAAATCCACGTTTTTTTCGTGATTACCGCTTTGAAGCGATGAAGAAAAGCATTCAGGATTCGCCAGAGATGCTTGAGCTTCGAGAACTTATAGTTTTTCCCTACAATGATGGCAGATATATTGTTGTTTGTGGTAATTTACGTTTGCGAGCTTGCAAGGAGTTAGGTTATAAAGAACTGCCTTGTAAAATTCTGGCACCTGATACCCCCGTTAAGAAGTTGAGGGAATATGCCACTAAAGATAATGTCAATTTTGGTGAGAATGATTTGGACGTTATGGAAAACGAGTGGAATAAGGCGGAACTCCAAGATTGGGGCATCGAATTTGCCCCGGAGAAGAAAGAGGATGAATTTAAAGAGCGCTTCGATGCCATCACGGATGATACAGCCATTTATCCTCTCATTCCAAAGTATGACGAAAAACATGAGTTGTTTATCATCACCTCAAGTAATGAGGTAGATAGCAACTGGCTTCGTGAAAGGCTGGACATGCAGCACATGAAGTCGTACAAAACCGGGAAAATAAGTAAATCCAATGTAATTGATATAAAAGACGTTCGCCATGCCCTGCAAGATAGTAATACCAAGTCATAAACGCCATGACCGGGTGTTCGCTAAAAAGTTGGTGAACGATCCTATCATTTGCGTTGCTGAAAGTCAAGCTGACTTATATCAACAATTTAACCCGGAATGTGAAATTGTTACTCATCCTGACGACGTTATGGGCCTCATCCCGAAACGTAACTGGATGGCAAAGCATTTTGGAGAACTTTTCATGCTTGATGATGATGTCCATGCCTGCAAACCTATTTATGTGGAAAAAGGAGAACCTAGCCGGATAAAGGATAAAGATAAGATAACCAATATCATTCAGTCATTATTTGAGATGGCCAGTATGATGGATGTACATCTGTTTGGCTTCACCGCTCGGATATCGCCGGTAATGTATGATGAATCCGCTTTTCTTTCTCTTTCGAAAATGATAACCGGTTGCAGTTATGGAGTAATCTATAACAAAAACACTTGGTGGAATGAGGAAATACGTTTGAAGGAAGATTTTTGGATTTCTTGTTACATGAAGTACAAAGAACGTAAGGTTTTAACCGATTTGCGGTATAATTTTGAGCAAAAGAACACTTTTGTAAACGCTGGTGGGCTTGCTTCTATAAGGAATCAGGAAGAGGAACGTAAATCTATCCTCTTTATCAAAAAGAATTTTGGTGATAGTATTTTGCTAAAGAGTGCAACCACTAATGGGAAAGACAAAACAAAGCAGCTCGTTCAATATAATATATCATGCAAATTCAAATTCTAATAGTCTGTAAAAAAGGCGTTTAAATGGCGTCCATTCTGTTTGTCATATTCGCCTTTTTTAGCTAATTTTACTGATGTAATAAACTAAAAGTCAAACCATTAAATTAGAATTATGATTATAAGAACAGTTTGCGGATATGATTTCTTTGAGGTGAGTTCTGCAATGCAGAAAGCCATTAGGCGAGCCGACACCGGGGTAGCCGGCTTTTTTGCATTGGAACTTTGGGCGAGTGGGTACCGCGACTATGTGTGGAAGCGTCTGTTTACCATTAGTGCTGAAGATTGCTATGGAATCATTACTAAAGAGATAGAAGCATTGTGGCAGGGGCATGAGCTGGTAAACAAGACTGCTACTGAACCCAAAGGGAGGATATTTGTCAGTAAAGCTGTTATTCTCCTTTGTGAATGTAGAAAGAATCGTGATGCGGATCATTTGCAAAACTTCATCTATGATAGAAAGGATATTGATATAGAAAAGTGGATAAATGATGTCAGGCGTTACCCTATTCCTATTCCAGATTACACTTTCGATGTACATACACGAAAGGGTAAAAAACATGGGAGAACCAAAGAAGAATTCTTTCAGGAAGAATACAAGGCGTTACAACCTCGTGTTCCTGGTTTATTCGATGATTTGGTTCAACCCAGTCAACCAAAGTTTTTTAATGATGAAACCACGGCTAAGTAGCTGTGGTTTCATCATTTTTCATATAAGTCAAACCAATTTAATTAAAAAAATGAACACGTATTACAAATTTGCGCCAAATGTATTTTTGGCAAAGTGTGATGAGAAGCACGAAAAAGGTGAAACTATTGAAGTTACCACCAAGTATGGAAAAGAAAATGAATGTATTGTTTTCAACCTCATTTACGAACGTGATGGATTCTATTACTACTCAATCGTACGGGCTGATGGCTTTAATGTGCAAGAGTGGGCCAAACAAAGAGCTGAACGTCGTCATGAATGGGCTACATCTGCTGTACAGAAAAGCTGTGAATATTACAACAAGTCCAATAAAGATAAGGATTTTCTTTCTCTAGGTGAGCCTATCAAAGTGGGACATCATAGCGAGAAGCGACACAGAAAAGCGATAGATGATGCGTGGAACAATATGGGGAAAAGCGTTGAGTTTAGCGATAAGGCTGCCGAACATGAAAGAGTTGCGAAGTATTGGGAAAAAAGGGCTAATACGATAAACTTGTCCATGCCGGAAAGTATAGATTTCTACGAACATAAGTTGGAACAAGCAAAAGAATATCACGAAGGATTGAAGTCCGGTAAGTACCGACGCGAGCATACATACGCTATGGCTTATGCCAATAAAGCAGTAAAAGAGGCTAAAAAAAATTATGACCTTGCAGTAAAGCTGTGGGGCGATGTTTAATAATCTGTAGTATCTCAAATAATTTACTATGAGAGAATTATCAAAAGAAACCTCATTACAAAGGGTAATGAGGGCTTCAGGTCGTGTACCTGTACAATGCTCATGCAGTGTTTGTAAACAACAATGTCATACGCCATGTTTAGGTACTCCTGATGATATTGAACGAATTATTGATGCAGGTTATGCCGACAGGTTAGCGCTGACGAACTGGGCTGCTGGTATATTCTTAGGGGTTATTAATATTGCTATTCCGATGATTCAGCCCGTTGCTGGTAAGGAGTATTGTGCTTTTTTCGAGAATGGACTGTGTATCTTACATGATAAGGGTTTGAAGCCCACTGAAGGACGTTTGTCTCATCACACAGTCAGGAAGGATAACTTCAATCCTGCTATGAGTATTGCTTGGAACGTTGCAAAAGAATGGCTGATGCCGGAGAATGAGGATGTACTTTCTCGTGTAGTAAATAAATTCTTGAATGCGAGGAAGCCATGAATGTGTGTCAATCAATACCTCGTAGAGATTGTAAGGTGTTTGCTAAATGTGGAGCAAAATCCTTATCACATTGCCGGCGGCACCGCGAAACTGATGAGAAGTGTAAAAGTTGTACTCTAATTCGTCGTAAGCCGCGTAATCGGATTATAGATGATTCAGGACGTGAAATGAAAAGATGTACCCATTGCGGAAATTACTTCTACTTGAACCGGTTCTACAATCGTATAGTGGTGAGAAAAGGTAAGGAATATCATTTGTTGACTTCCTGGTGCCGTATGTGTATGTCACAGATTAATAATCAGAGGGCAAAGAAGAAAAAGTGACTTGTCCATTAAATTTTTTGTATGAAATATTATGCTTCAGTTAGCTTTGGAAAGGATTCCTTGGCAATGCTTTTCATGCTAATAGATAAAGGATATCAGTTGGATGAAGTCGTTTTCTATGATACAGGTATGGAATTTCAGGCAATCTATAACACTCGTGATGCTGTTCTTCCAATTCTTAAAAAACTTGGCATTAAATATACAGAACTGCATCCGGAGCAACCTTTTCTTTGGACAATGTTTGAAAGGCCGGTTAAGAAAAGAGGGACCAATATTATCCATAAAAAAGGATATAGTTGGTGTGGGGGAACATGCCGGTGGGGAACGAGTGAAAAACTTCGTGCATTGAAAGCTCACACAAAAGACGGAATTGATTATGTCGGTATTGCTGCCGATGAGACCCATCGTTTTGAAAAGGAAAAACGACCAAATCGGGTTTTACCACTTCGTGATTGGGGCATTACTGAAGCAGATGCACTCCAGTATTGTTACACAAAAGGCTTTGTTTGGCATGAGGATGGAGTAAGGCTATATGAGCTACTTGATCGTGTGAGTTGCTGGTGTTGTGGAAATAAGAACTTGAAGGAGTTGAAGAATATGTATTTGTACCTTCCATGGTATTGGAAAAAGCTGAAAGAACTTCAGTTAAATACCGATAGGCCCTATCGTCGTAATAGTGGAGAAACCATTTTTGATTTAGAGGAAAGATTTAGACGTGAATTGTTGAAGAAAAAAACTGATTAAAATGGCGTTAAAATGGCGAAGTTTCTGTTTGCTAAACTTGTCAATAACGATTACCTTTATAGACGTAAAGCATTAAAAGTCAATCAACATGAAGAGGAATGAAAAAATAGAAAAATTAGAAAGACTAGGTATTTTCAATCAATGGAAATATAACACAGAAAGAGCAAATGATACATTTAATATTGAGTGTCCTGACTTCTCAATGACAAATGAAGAGCGGGTGAACAATTTGTTAGATGTTGATTGCTGTTTTCATCGATTTCTAGCTATCTCATTCCCTTTTAATGGTACTCCTGAAGGCGTTGCTTTTTGGGAGAATATTGCAAAAAAATAATCGAACTTAATTGAATTGAAATTATGAGTAAAAAAGATTTAATAGAGCAGAACATTACAAGAGTTCAAGAATATGTGAGGGAACTTATTGAAGATGCAAAGTGGAATAATGGTGTTTCGGAAACTCTTGAATCTACTTCAATAATTGTAGGTAATAGTGATGATATCTATGATTTTGCAGTTTTATTTGCTTCTAATAGTGAATGTGTTTATTGTGAATTCATAAATGGTAAGATAGAGTACATTGATTGTGAACTAGATTGTGAAATATGCCAATTTGAAGGAAGACTAATTTTTCAATATATAAACGGAAGTTTTCATAATCCTACTGGTCAAATTATCGAACTATCAAAATTGTTGATGAAAGGCGAATTAAAAGACACAAAAAGTATCTTTTGTTCTATGGTACTTCGATTAATGGATACTGAAGAATACAATAACAATTATTGCAAATCATTGGATTTAGTTCTGAAGCTGTTTCCTGAAATAGATGGAGAATTATTAGAAAAGGAATTGGATAGATATATTTAAGCATTACAAGGATGAGTAAAATGAATTTAAATGAATTAAGAGACAAAGCATATAAAACAGCTTGTGAACATGGGTTTCACGATCAAGAGCTAAGTAACAATCATTTTCTTTGCCTTGTGATTTCTGAATTGATGGAAGCTGTGGAAGCAGATAGAAAAGGAAGGCGTGCTAATGTTGATCGGTATAATAAGAAGATTGCTAACAGCCGCATTTGTCAAGGATTGGATTCTGACATTCCCAAAGAGCGTGGTTACGAAGTCGCATACAATGAAACTATAAAAGGCTCAATTGAGGAAGAGTTAGTCGATGCTGTAATCCGCTTGCTTGACCTTGCAGGACTTCGAGGAATAAGCCTTGAACTTGCCAACGGAGATATTGATGACTGTATTGAAGATATGGCAGAAGCTTGTAAAGACGAAACTTTCACCGAATCAATCTATTCCATCTCTACACTTCCTGTTAGGTATGACGGAATATTTGATTTTCCTACAACCGTGAATGATATGATACTATCAATCTTCGGGCTTGCCAAGCACTTAGATATAGACCTGCTTTGGCACATCGAGCAGAAAATGAAGTATAACGAACTTCGTGAAAAGATGCACGGGAAGAAGTATTAACTCTCAATACCGAAGATAGAAATGAGTAAAGCGATAAATGAAAAAGTCCTGAATAGGTAGTCAGGACTTTACTGAGATTAGATATAAATCTGAAACATTAGAGATTCGACATATTTGCCTTTCATATCACTTCCAGTACTTGATTCAAGAGTCACATGATTGGTTTTTACTGTATAGCCATCAGGCATTAAGCTATTTATGTGATTACAAATAGCGTTTTCTAAATGGTTCGGTTCCCCGTAATAAGGAGTTTCACATACTACTTTTACAACAGTGTTTCCGGATGGCTCAAACAATCTCAGTGAAATCCCTTGATTAAGCTCATAGCCTTCTTTTGTAGATTTAATTACTAACATATTTTTATTTTTAAAATTAGACAACAAAGATAGGCAATAGTTATTTATAAAACAATGAGATGATTGATTTACAGTATGTAAATGATATGTAAATGGATAAATATTAATTAAAATCATAAAAAGAAATGAGCGTTTTTGTAAAGCATTTCAGCAAGAAGGTACCCCACAGGTGGTACAGACATGGAAGGAAGGTGTTCCGGCTGACTCCTAAAAGCATGTTTGACAAGAAATCCCGGACTTTCCATTATGAATGTATCGAGAACAACTATAAGAGCGGGTGCTACATCATAGGGTTCAACCTTTATGATGACATGATCCCGATAACGGAGGATGAGTGGCGGAACGCTATGGAGAATTGCATAAACCCGTATTGATTATGAGTGAATATTCATTGAAAGAAAGAGCTCAGATGTTAACCTCATTGCTTGTATATGGCGGTCCTATGACATTTGAGCAAATCAAGAAATTAGATTGGTTGAAAAATACATCTGAATACGGAATATTATTCTATCTCCGGGAAGCTGAAAGATATGAATGGATAAAAACTAAATGTTTCAGCGGTGGTAAGCCGAATATCTATTCGGCAACGGCTAAAGGCCGAAGAATGGCTGAAGCAAGAGATTAATATTCAAATACAGAGTAAATATGAGTGAAGTAGAATTAAAGAAGTTGTTTCAAATAGAGGATATATTATCACTTCCTAATGCGATTTTTAAAATAATCTTTGATAATGACGAAAGATTGCATCATATATATCGAGAGTTATTACAACTCAATACTCATGATCTTTCAAGAGATTGGTTTCAAGATATATATGAGGGTGAATTGGCTCAAAGAAACCAAAACAAGCAGGATTTTACTCCTAATGTAGTAGGAATACTACTATCAAGATTGACAGGGGTTTCCAAAGGGGTGATTTACGAACCTACTGCCGGGAATGGTTCCCTTATTATTTCTAACTGGTGGCATAGAGTTAAAACTTTAGGAACTGATTTCAAACCGTCTGAACACCCCGTTGAATGCTGGGAGTTGTCTGATAGGTCTATTCCGTTACTCTTGCTTAATTTATCGATACGTGGTATTAATGCAACTGTGTATCATGGTGATGTACTTGTAAAATCAATAAAAAGTGAATATCGCTTGCTGAACGTGAAAGATATTCCATTCGATTTTTCCATTATAGAAAAGATTAGTTATGATTGACGATAATTTTATAAAGAATCTGTACCAATACACTAGGAAAAGAATCAATTTCTTGTTTCCTGGCATTGATATTAATTACATGGATATCTCTCATTCCGTTATAGCTGACGAACGTTTTTCTATTGAAAATTGGCGGGATTTGGTTGATCGTCTGATTTACGATGAGGTTTCCTTTATAAAAAGAAACAACCGTTTTGGGGAAGCTGATTTAGCAATTAGAAATACTCCTGAAAATATTTTATTATGTAATAAATGTGGGGAGTATGTACCTGAAAGCAAATTCTATTTAAGTACGAAAATTTGTAATTCATGTTATTATATTGAAAATCGGGAAAAAATACTGAAGAATAATAAGGCATATCGGATTCGTAACAGAGACAAATTACTTGCCCGTAGGAAAGAATTGCGAAATGCCAATATTGAACATTATAGAGAATTGGAGAGGGTTAGTTACAAGCGTAGATATAAGGTTAATAAGGAAAAGATATTAGAGAAAAATAGAAAATATCAATTAGCTCACAAAAGTGAAATACGTGAGTATATGAAAGTGTATTATCAAAAAAATAAATCAAAATGGAAACAGTAATAGCAAATCCGCCCTTTTCCGCCAAATGGAGTGCAGATGTCTCTTTTATGGATGATGAACGATTTAGTGAAGTTGGGAAATTAGCCCCTAAATCTAAAGCTGATTATGCTTTTGTCTTGGATATAGTCCATAAACTGGATGTAACAGGGATTGCGGCTATAGTTCTTCCTCATGGAGTTTTATTTCGTGGTGCTGCCGAAGGTGTTATTCGCAGGTTTCTTATTGAAGATAAAAACTGCATTGATGCTGTCATTGGGCTACCGGCCAATATATTCTATGGTACTAGTATTCCTACTTGTATCTTGGTAATAAAGAAATGTCGTAAAGAAGATGAGAACATCCTTTTTATTGATGCAAGCAAAGATTTTGAAAAGCTTAAAAACAAGAACTCTTTGAGTGATGAACAAATAGACAAGATTGTACAGACGTTCCAAGAGCGTAAGGAAATTAAGAAATACAGTCATTGTGCCACATTGCAAGAGGTTATGGCTAATGATTTTAATCTTAACATACCGAGATACATAGATGTATTTGAGGAAGAAGAACCTATTGACATTAAGGCTGTTATGGATGAAATAAAAGAGCTGGAAGCCAAACGTGCCGAATTGGATAAGGAGATTGATGTTTATTTGCGAGAATTGAAACTGATTTAAATAACAAATTTATAAGATATGAAATTGGATGATGTGTATAAGGCTTGGATTTCTGTAAAGAAAAGGCAAGTCAAGACTAGTTCACTGGCATCGTACCAGCAGATATACGTGAAAAAGCTTTCTCCAATGTTAGGATGTATGGAAGTTGGGGAATTGAGCAAAAAGGTTATTGTGCCATTCATGAACGATCTTATGGATAATTCGGGGTTATCTGTGAAGTACTGCAATGATATTCTGATAGTTCTAAAAATGCTAATTCGGTTTGCTGACGAAGAGTTAGACCTTGAGGTACATAACATTACATGGAAGATGGTATGGCCAAGTAAAAATAAGATAGCTGCTCAAAAGCTGGAACGTTATTCTCCTGCTGAATATAAGAAAATCGTCGATTATGTGTTAGCGAATCCATCTCCACGTAATCTTGGAATTTTGCTAACGATATGTTCCGGTATGCGTATAGGGGAAGTATGTGCCTTACAATGGAAGGATATAGATTTAGATAAAAAGACTATTCATATTTGTAAAACCTTAGAACGCATATATATGCCAGGCGAGGATGGTACATTTAATAAAGCAAAAACCCATATTGAGATTGGGCCCCCGAAAACTTCAAATTCTGATAGGTATATTCCTATCTTAAAAAACATTTTCCCTTTGGTGAAGAAGTTTTCTGCTGTGTGTAATCCCGATTATTATGTGTGTACTTGTGGTGAGCAATATACAGAACCTCGGACCTTGCGGAATTATTATGAGAAATTTATTCTTGAAAAGGTAAAACTAGACCACTGTATCAAGTATCATGGATTAAGGCACACTTTTGCCACGACTCTTATAGAGAATAAAATTGATGTCAAAACTGTATCTACTATTCTTGGTCATTCAGATGTAGGTACCACTTTGAATATTTATGTTCATCCATCAGAGGAAGCTAAAACCGATGCTGTTAATTCAGGATTAAGGAGAATTTTTAAATAGCCCCAAATAAGTGATGAATATCGGAATACTAGCAGTCGATAGCAATTATCCTAATCTAGCTTTGATGAAGATAAGTAGCTATCACAAGGCAAGAGGTGATAATGTAGAATGGTATAATCCCCTTTGTTCTTATGATAAGGTTTACATTGCAAAAGTATTTAGCTTTACGCCGGATTACGGCTATTACATCAATGCCGATCAAGTTGAGAAAGGCGGTACAGGGTATGACATAAAAAAGGTTCTTCTACCGGAAATTGATAGAATGATTCCTGATTACGATCTGTATAATGTTGATAAAAATTTGGCTTATGGCTTTTTGACAAGGGGCTGTCCTAATCGTTGTAAATGGTGTGTTGTACCTGCCAAAGAAGGAAACATCACTCCTTACATGGATATTGCGGAAGTATCTGCTGGGCGAAAAAATGTGATTCTCATGGATAACAACATACTTGCATCCAACTACGGTTTGCAGCAGATTGAAAAGATTGTCTCCATGGGAGTACGTGTAGACTTCAATCAAGGATTAGATGCCCGGTTGGTTACGGATGATATAGCCCGGTTGCTTGCAAAAGTAAAGTGGATGAAGCGCATAAGATTCGGTTGTGATACACCGGGACAAATAGCAGAATGTGAGCGTGCTACGGCTTTGATTGATAAGTACGGTTACAAAGGCGAATACTTCTTTTATTGTATCCTGCTTAGTGACTTTAAAGAATCGTTTGAGCGTGTCAATCATTGGAAGAATAAAGGCAGTCGGTTCTTGCCGCATTGCCAGCCTTACAGGGACTTAAATAATCCTCGTCAAATTATTCCTCAATGGCAAAAGGATTTAGCCGGATGGGCTGATAAGAAGTGGGTGTTTAGAAGCTGTGAATTTAAAGATTTTATCCCTCGAAAAGGGTTTAAATGTAGTGGATATTTTGATTAATAACAATACGAAAGTTATGATAATATTAAGAATAAAAAGGACCGGGAAAATTTTCCCGGTCCATAGGTCAGTAAACCTTCTGCCCTTTACGGTTAACTACACAATTATATATAGCTAACTCACCTGCTTTATCTCCTGTGCGTTTACAGTAATTGTACGCACCGCGAGCACCAGAGAATTCTCCTCTTCCATGTAGGTAGATAAACTCTCCAAGTAAAGCAGCTCCCTTACAAGCAGCGATAAATAAATAATACTTATTGTTCATAAATATACATTATTTATAGGTTAATACTAGATAGATTCTACCTAACAAACTATGTTATGGTCAGAATTTCTCAGTTAGTTATTACTAACAACTGCAAAGATAATAATTATATAGAAAACTCAAACTTTAAAATTATCAATGAAAGCAATAACAATAAAACAACCATGGGCTTCTTTAATAGTGCATGGTATCAAGGATATTGAGAACCGTACTTGGGCGTGTCCATGGAAATACATAGGGCATAGAGTGTTAATCCATGCAAGTGGGAAACCTGTAGAAATGAGAAATCCCAATAGTGTATTTACAAAAGCTCAATGGGATAGTCTGCCTATTGAGTTTCAACGAAAAATAATATGTGCAGAGGGCATTGTCAATTCTGCTATCATTGGAAGTGTAGAAATAATTGGATGCTCTATCAATCATCCTTCTAAATGGGCAGAGAAAACAGATGATAGTAAAGGCTATTATGAAAATCCTATTTATAACTGGGTACTAGCTAATCCTATATTATTTCCAGAGCCGATACCGGCTAAAGGGAAATTGTCATTTTGGGAGTATCCCAATATCAATTCAGAGGACGATATTTGCTTGTGTAATTTGGTCGTAAATGAAAGGAATCAAGTCGTTAGCTATGGAGAGTATGACCGATTATACTGTGGTAGTAAATGGAGTAAATAACAATAGTACAGAATAATAGTAACATAATAGTTAGATATGAATTATACTGTCAATATCTTCTTCATTGTCAACATACATTTTGATGTATTTTCTTAATAAGGTTGGATTATTGACACATTCATCTGTTTTAATTATTTGGAGATTATTCAATCCATATAAAGATGTCAAATTCCAATTTGTCATTTCTTGTAGTGAGCGTTTTATCTCAATTTCCGATTTTGCGTCTTTAGTGAATATTGTAATATTCTTCTTTTGGGGATTAGTGGATGAAGATTGTCTTTCAAAAAAGGCTTTAAAATATTGGCTGTCATTTATGCCTAATGAATGCCCAAATATTGTAATATCATCAGCATCCATTAAATCATATACCATAGCTGGGGGATTATATTGGGAATCAAATGATTTCTGTATAAAATCATAGTTTTTGTCTATGTTTTCATCTCTTGTTCCTAAAATGATATTCCCGTCTAAACATAAGCCATGTACATACTTAACTGCATCATTAAATTCCATAGCAAAACTAGAGTTGGGAGCTATTGCTCCAAAACTTGTATAATTAAAAGAGTATATGACAATTTCATCATTTACATTGCTTTTGATAAATGTTCTTGCTACTGTAGCAGCTATGGAGTTTTCATTAATAGCTTCTTTTTGAATTTTTATTAGGTATTGCATTAACCCAACTTTAATCAACTGTACGGCTTTTTTATCTCGTTCAATTGGAGAATTTAGCACATCTTCATGTGATAAACAGATTATGTAAGAAAGTCCAGGTTTGGATAATACGCCTATCTTTAATAGTCTATTAACAGTCTCAGCATTTGTTTGTATTAAATCATTATATTCAGAAATACCATGATAGGCATGTATCATTTCTAATATTTTTCTTTCTGTGCTATTATATAAATCGAATGGATGCCCATTATTATTCTTAATTTTAGTATAATAATAACTTAGTTCATTCTCCAAATCATACCACTTGACCGCATCTAAATTATCGTTCCATTTGTCATTTAAATGTTTGATTAAAGGAGATGGGTAGTCTTTGGGACAAAATTCAGATTGGCAAAAGTCCTTGTATGAAGTCTTTCTGCCTAAACAAAGGTCAAATCCGTTACCTATTATCAGAACTCTTTTTCTATCTTTATTCATACTGCAAAAGTAAGGAAAGATTATGATAATAAGAACTGAAATTTATATAATTGTTGAACCTTTGGTGTATTGGTTATCCGATACACCTTTATTTTTTTGTGATGATGAGAAAAATGATTGTAACTGGCAGTGAAGGCTTCATAGGTAAAGCCCTCTGCCAAGAATTAGCGAAAAGAAATGTTGAAGTGATAGGTATCGATCGAAAGAACGGTACTGAAGCTTCAAAAGTATGTGAACTTCTAAAGTACGGTGATATCGACTGTGTATTTCACCTGGCAGCACAAACAAGTGTATTCAATGGAAATCTGGAACAGATCCGGAAAGATAATATTGATACCTTTATGTGCATAGCCGATGCATGTAACCAATACCATGTAAAATTAGTATATGCCAGTTCATCGACCGCGAACCCGGAGAACACAACAAGTCTCTATGGTATAAGTAAGTACTTTGATGAACAGTATGCATCTATCTATTGTAAGGCTGCGACCGGGTGCCGGCTGCATAATGTATATGGACCTAATCCGCGAAAAAGAACTCTTCTCTGGTTCCTGATGGAAAAGGAAAACGTGTCATTATACAACTGTGGTCAGAATATCCGGTGCTTCACTTACATAGATGATGTCATTGAGGGGCTTATCTATTCGGTGGGTTGTAACCGGCAACTTATCAATATTTGTAACGTTCAACCTGTGACTACTATGTATTTTGCTTCTTTAGTAAAATACTACAAACCGATTGAAATAGAGTTGATTAATAAAAAACGAGATTTTGACAATTTGGAGCAGTCGGTGAACCGGGATATCTATTTAGTACCTTTGTCTTACACATCTGTCGAGGACGGAGTAAAGAAGATCTTTGATGAAAGGAAAGGGAAAGATATGTCGTATTGACGACTGGGATAAGCCGGAAGCGGTGAAAGGTAAGAGCTGGTCTCATCAGGAACGGTTATGTGATTTGAGAGAAAAGGTGTCACTTCATAAAAAGGGTGATATCTATTACATCTCCCAGTTCACCCGTTCCAAGACTGGTACCAGCTTTTCAGAAATTAAACAGTCGGAGGAACTTGCATCATTCTTTGCAGAGAGAGCGTGTGAGTTTCTCCACCGCTTCATAGTAGGGGGATATGAAGGATGGTGTATAGTCACCACACCGCGACGGAGACACAACGAGGGCTTTCATTTTTCAACCTCTATCTGTACGAAAATTGCGGGGGCGGTGAAAATACCATTCTATGAGAATGCAATCCAGTGCCTAACTAAAGATAGATTGAATCCAGAATTCTTTCTTCTTCGTCCGATAAAGGAAAAGAAGATAATAGTGTATGATGACATATTAACAACCGGCAGTACATTACTTGCCACCTATGAGCTTTTAAGAGATAGAGAGCAGCTTCTTTTTCTCATAGGAATAAACAATAATTGATATGGGAAAGCGAGAGGAACCATTAACATTTAAGCAAGAGAAGTTCTGTAAATATTACGTTGATACAGAAGGTAATGCAAGTGAAGCATATCGAATGTCTTATAATACTTCCAACATGAAGCCAGAGACAATTTGGAGCGCTGCGAGTAGACTATTAGCCAATAGCAAGGTTAGTGCAAGGATAAGTGAGATTAAGCAACAGAGGGCGAAAGAGACTGAAGTAGAGAGGAAAACGGTCGAGAAGGTATTAATGGATATTGTACTCGCTGATCCCGATGATTTACATTATGTAGACCCTGTTACCGGGAAAACAAAGATGAGAAGTCCGTCCCAACTTCCAAAGCGTGCCCGTAATGCGTTGAAGAAGATTCAGAATAATAGAGGAGTGGTTAATTATGAGTTCAACGGCAAGACAGAAGCCGCCCGGATTCTTGGTGCCTGGAATGGATGGGAAGCCGATAAGAATGTCAACATCAAAGGTGGAGACGGAAATAAAGTCGGTGAACTTCGTATCGGATTTGAAGATAATGAGGATTCGGAAGAATAGAACAATTTGAACTGCAAAATCCAGTATTCACCCTACGGAGAAACCTTACTTTTAGAACAATATGGTTATAAATTATAAGAAGCTAAATCCTAACGGATTCTATCTATTGAAGTACTTGAATGATGAGACTATCCGTTTTATCATTCTCTATGGAGGTTCATCTTCCGGTAAGTCGTATAGTGTGGCACAAACAATACTGATACAGACATTACAGGATGGTGAGAACACTCTTGTCATGCGTAAAGTAGGAGCTTCTATTCTCAAAACCATTTATGAAGATTATAAAGTCGCTGCGGCCGGTCTTGGCATATCCCATTTGTTCAAGTTCCAACAGAATACTATTAAGTGTCTGGTTAATGGTGCGAAGATAGATTTTTCCGGTCTTGACGATCCGGAAAAGATAAAAGGTATCTCCAATTATAAGCGTGTTCAGTTAGAGGAATGGTCAGAGTTCGAGCATCCGGATTTCAAGCAGCTACGTAAGCGTTTGCGTGGTAAGAAAGGGCAGCAAATTATTTGTACCTTTAATCCGATCAGTGAAAGCCACTGGATAAAGAAAGAGTTCATTGATAAAGACAAATGGCATGATGTACCGATGACGGTTACCATTGCCGGCAAAGAGTTGCCGAAAGAACTTACCAAGGTCAAATCCGTAAAGAAGAATGCACCCAGGCAAATACTTAATCTTCGTACTAAGCAAATCGAGGAACAGGCACCTAATACAGTTATTATCCAATCTACCTATTTGAATAATTTTTGGGTGGTCGGTAGTCCTGACGGTACGTATGGTTTCTATGATGAGCAATGTGTTGCCGACTTTGAGTATGATAGAGTCCACGATCCGGATTATTACAATGTGTACGCATTGGGAGAGTGGGGTGTTATTCGTACCGGTAGCGAGTTCTTCGGTTCGTTCAACCGTGGCAAACATTCCGGTGAACATAAATATATCCCGGACCTGCCTATTCATATATCAGTAGATAATAACGTACTGCCATATATCAGTGTGTCGTACTGGCAAGTAGATTTCACTACCGGTATCAAGGTTTGGCAGTTCCATGAGACATGCGCCGAAAATCCTAACAATACAGTAAAGAAGTCCTCTAAACTTGTAGCCAAGTATCTGAAAGATATCAGGTATAGTGATAAAGTCTACCTACACGGGGATGCCTCAACAAAGGTGGCCAATAGCATTGATGATGAAAAACGTTCTTGGATGGACTTATTCATAGATACATTGCAGAAAGAAGGATTCGAGATTGAGGATAAGGTAGGCAATAAGAATCCGAGTGTTGCCATGACCGGTGAATGCTATCTTTGATTGTACTGTTCCCGGTATAGAGATATACATTGACGAATCATGTTCGGTATCTATTGAGGACTACATGAGCGTACAGAAAGATGCTAACGGTGCCATTCTTAAAACTAAGGTCAAGAATAAAACTACCTTGCAGACTTATGAGGAGCACGGGCACCTGTCTGATACGTTCCGATATGTCGTTGTGGATTTGTGTAGTGAGCAGTATATAGAGTTTAGTAACCGGCGAAAAAGAAACTTGTATGCTTGTAATGGCACTATTAATTTCTTCAATCCAGATACCGAATGTAAATACACTAAGAAGATTCTATATGTGATGCCGAATGTTAATGGGAAATTTGTCCTTATACAAGCGTTTAGATGTGGAAATAAATGGCATGTTGTTGATGTCGTATTTATGGATACTACTTCAACAGAAGATATACGTTCTTCTATTTTGTCCCATGAATCTGATTCATGTGTAATTGAATGTACAGATGCTTATTTCCCTTTTATCCGGGAACTCCGTTCTAGTACAAACAAGGAGATTCGTGTAATGAAAGAGTTTCCGGATGTAGATAAGCGTATTGCTGCAACATCTGATTATGTGAAAAATAGTATTCTTTTTTCTGCATCAAAAGTAGAATCTGATACGGAATATGTTGCCTTCATGAATAATCTGATGGACTATAATAAAGATAGTGAAACAAAAGAGGCCAGTGCTGTTTTGAGTGGGCTAGTACAGTTCGTTGTAAAATTAGGTTTGAATTGAAATGTGTTATATGTGATTGAAAATAAGAATGTTATATTGTTGGTATTATGTTTTCGTAATTTCAAGATTTTAGTGTTTTGGAAAACGGTTTTCCTTTTTACTTAGTTTTGCTCAAAAAGGAACCCAATGAATATTTTTTTTGATAATCTATTTGGAAAGAAATCTAAGACTAAAGGTGAAGTTGAAATAGTTACTTCATCTGAAAATAAGGATATAGATACTCAAAGTGGCAAGACTGAAAAATGGTCAGTTGCATACATTGAGGACCTTACTAGTCCTATTGTAGCGGGCAGTAACTATCTAACGCTATTCAGTACGATACCTGAAGTCTTTTTCCCGATCGATTATATTGCATCGCGAATTGCAGGTGCTAATTTTCAATTGAAGAAAACTAAGGATGACAGTATAGTATGGGCGAATAAACGAATGAATGGCATACTTAGTCGTCCTAATTGTTTGATGCGTTGGAAAGAATTGATTTATCAGCACCATATTTATAAATTGTGTACAGGGAATAGCTTTATTCGTGCCGCTATGCCTGATGTCTTTTCTACAGCTGAAAAATGGAGATATTGCGATAATTATTGGGTGCTACCTTCTGATAAGACTATTGTAGAACCTGTTTACGGGAATATGCCATTGTTTGGCATTGCCCAAACAGAAGATATTATTCGTAGCTATCGTTTGGAGTATGGTTGGAATGGTAGTTTGGAAATTCCTCCATACCAAATATGGCATGATAGAGACGGAAGTGCAGAGTTCTATTCAGGGGCTATGTTCTTGAAGTCCAAAAGTCGTCTTGCTTCCCAAAATAAGCCAATGTCAAATCTAATAGCTGTATATGAAGCTAGAAATGTGATTTATGTAAAGCGGGGTGGATTGGGCTTTATTGTAAGTAAGAAAACTGATGCTACCGGTTCAATAGCGTTGACTGACGATGAAAAGGAACAGCTTTTGAAGCAAAATTTTGAGAAGTATGGTGTAAGGAAGGGCCAGGTACCTTATGGTATTTCAGATGCAGACATTGACTTTGTTCGTACTAATCTTTCTATTGCAGAGTTACAGCCGTTTGAAGAGACTTTGGCTGATGCAATAAATATTGCAGGGGCATACGGCATCCCTGCCGTTCTTGTTCCGCGAAAAGACCAGTCCACATTTAGCAATCAGGCTACTGCTGAAAAGAGCGTATATTGTTCAACTGTTATTCCTATGGCCAAACAATTCTGCAAGGATTTTACAGCTTTCCTTGGTCTTGAAGGAGGTGGATATTATTTGGATTGTGATTTCTCTGATGTTGATTGTTTGCAGGAAGGATTGAAAGAATCCGAGGACGTAAAGACAAATATAAATAAACGTTGTCGTGAACAATTCTCATGTGGGCTTATAACACTCAATGACTGGCGTGCCCAAATAGGCGAAAGTATGATAGAAAATCCCTTGTTTGACAAATTGAAATTTGATATGTCAGATGAGGAACTGGATAAAGTAAATCGAGTTTTTAACACTAAAAGTGGAGATGAAAAAGATGGAAGAGAAAATCAAAAGCCTTCAGTACAAGACAAAGGCAAATGATGTTGATGAGAAGGGTATCGTTACCGTTGCGGTGAACGGTATCGGTGTGAAGGACTCACAAAATGACATATCTATGCCCGGCTCATTCAATAAGACATTGAAAGAAAATATTGGTCGGATGCGTTGGTTCCTGAATCATCGTACAGACCAGTTGTTAGGTGTTCCGTTGAATGGTAAGGAAACAGAAGGTAATTTGGTTATGGTCGGTCAGTTAAATCTTGAAAAACAGATTGGCCGTGATACGTTAGCTGATTATAAACTGTTTGCAGAGAATGGCAGAACACTTGAACATTCTATTGGGGTCAAGGCCATTAAAAGAGATTCTGTTGATCCCTGTAAAGTGCTTGAATGGCGTATGATGGAATATTCAACATTGACAAGTTGGGGGAGTAATCCCCAGACTTTCCTTGTGAATATTAAGTCTGCTACTGCCGACCAGGTAAAGGAGGCTGTTGATTTCGTTCGTAAAGCGTTCTTGCAGCATGGATATAGTGATGAGCGTTTAAAAGGTTACGATATGGAATTAAGTTTATTACTGAAGAGCCTCAACGGTGGTGCCGTTGTCTCATGTCCTCATTGTGGTCATCAATTTGATTATGATGCAGAAACAGAGCATACCTTTGCCCAGCAGGTATTGGACTATGCTGCTGATTATCAGAGATGGATAACACAGGACATTGTAAGGGAAGAAATGGAGAAGCTCACTCCGGAGATTAGAACCCAAGTAATTTCTCTTATTGATTCTGTCAAATCAGAAAAGAAAGAATCTACTCAAAAGGGTCTACAAGACCTTATGAATTATGTAAGATGTCCCCACTGTTGGGGAAAAGTATATCGTTCGAATGCTATTCTGCAAAACACTTCTGAAGATACCACCGGAAAAAATGAGCCGTCTGTTGACACTCAAGAAAAGAATGACGGGGAAAATGGGAACGATGAAGTAACGATTAAAGCCGCTGATAATGGCACTTTACTCGATTTCAAGAGTTTGAATAGCTGTTTCGAGAATAAATAACTTAAAATTTAAATTTTATGCCTAAAAAATTTACAGTATCAGATTTTAATCTGAAAACAGACGGTCTGCCGGCAGAACAGAAAACTTTCATGGAAAACATCGTCGGCATGATGTGTGAAGTAGTTAACAAGTCACTTGAAGGATTTGCATCACCGGAGGAGGTAACGAAACAGTTTGGTGACATCAATAATCTATTGAAAGCCTATGATGGAGAAAAGTTCCAGCAATTGGTAAAGGACAACGAGCAACTTGTAGAACAAGTTAAAACTCTTGGTGAAAGTATCGAGAAAATGAAGCAGAAAGGTCTTTCTATGGATACTATCAACAAGTTCGACGAGAAATTGAACGAGATGCTTGATTCTGAAAAATTCAGAGATTTCGCAGAAGGAAAAACACGCAAATCAGGAGAATTTGACGGCTTCTCCTTGAAAGATGTCGTTTCCATGACTGACAATTACACCGGTGATTTGTTGATTACTCAACAACAGAAACGTGTTGTGACTCAGGTTGCCAACAAAAAGTTGCATATGCGTGATGTATTAACGACGCTGACAGCTGATCCTGCATATCCTCAACTCGCCTATGCGCAAGTATATGCTTTCAACCGCAATGCCCGTTTTGTAACAGAGAACGGTCGTTTACCGGAATCAAGTATCAAGGTAAAAGAGATACAGACAGGAACTAAGCGCCTTGGTACTCATATCCGTATCTCAAAACGTATGTTGAAATCAAGAGTGTACATTCGTTCCTACATCTTGAACATGCTTCCTGAAGCTGTTTGGATGGCAGAAGACTGGAACATTTTGTTTGGTGACGGTAATGGTGAGAATTTGCTTGGTATTATTAATAATACTGGGGTGACTTCTGTAGAGAAGATTATTAGTACAGCCATTGTTACAGGTGCCGCCGGTGCTGTAAAAGCTATTACCGGATATAACGGTGATAAGGATGTGATTGTAGAGTTTGCAGAACCACAGGATTTGATTCTTGATGGAATGAGTATCACGTTCGCTGGCGCCGCTGTTCTTACAGAACTGAACAAAACACACGCTCTTGTGAAAATGGAAGATGGTCGTATCCTTATTCCTGGTGTCGCGTTCTCCGGTGCTGAAACGGCTACGGATAAAATGACATTCAGTGTTCATGAAGCCGGCTTTAAGAACATTGAGGAACCCAACTCTGAAGATGTAGTGAAAACAGCTTTCGCCGCAATGACATATGCCCAGTATTTTCCGAATGCTATTATTCTTAATCCAATGACTGTTAACGGTATGGAATCAGAGAAAGATACGACAGGACGTAATCTTGGTATCGTTAAAATGGTTGATGGGGTGAAATATATTGCCGGTCGTCCGATTATCGAGTATGGTGGTATTCTTCCAGGTAAGTATCTTTTGGGTGACTTTAACCAAGCCGCAAATTTGGTTGATTATACCACTTTGACACTTGAATGGGCTGAAGATGTGGAGACCAAGCTTTGCAATGAGGTTGTGCTGATGGCACAAGAAGAAGTTATCTTCCCGATTTATATGCCGTGGGCTTTCGCTTATGGGGATTTGGCCGCATTGAAGACTGCAATAACTAAAGCGTAGGATTATGGATTACATACTTAGAGGTAACGATAAGGATGTAACCAATGTGCTTAAAGAGCAACGCATTCGGATTAATAGAGGGATGATTCAACTCATCCCTATTTCCGAATGTGGTCTTGTTACAGAAGAAGATGCCCGAAAGACATTGGAATGTATGCTTGCAGAGAAAAATGAAGAGATTGGCAGGCTTACTGCATCCATTGCAGAGAAAGATAAGACAATTGTTGAACTGACAGAAGAGCGTGAAACAATGAAAGCTCGCATTGCAGAACTTGAAGTACAGGTGCCTTCTGATGAAAAGAATCTTCCGGTTGCCGATTCAAAAGATTTGCAAGAGGAAGATGCCAAGGAGGTAATTGTTACAGATGATAAAGCCGTTTCCGTGGAAGATGAAAAGAAAACCGGGAAAGGCAAGACTTCTAAATAACTATCGCTATGTTGATTGATGTTTCATATTTTATGTCAGGTCCCAGGCATATTGAGAATGTTTCGGTCGCTGAAATGCCTTCGCCCCAATCTCTTGCTGTGAATGAGGTGATAAATGGGTATATTAAGGCATTTCAGCCCGAATTTCTCCGGAATGTTGTTGGTGTGACTCTTTCCCAAGCTATCACAGATTATTTGGAGCTTATTGAACGAGAAAAGGAAGATTCTTCAGATGAAGTTGATATTTCAGAAGAGAAGGAAGCCCCCCAGTCCGGATATGCAGTATTATGCGAGAAGCTGTGTGAACCGTTCGCTGACTATGTCTTTTATCATATTCTTCGTGACGCAAACACCCAGGCTACAATAACCGGGCTTGTTCGTTTGAAATGTGCTAATGAATATGTAGCTCCTTTGAAGAGACAAGTAAGCACATGGAATAGCATGGTAGAGAAGAATAAACAGTTTGTTGAATGGGCTATGTCGAATGATTGTCCTTTCGATGTGAAAATAACCAAGAATCTTTTGACCCCAATTAATGCTTTCAATTTATGATAGATTTAGATATAACAGAACTGTTTGAGGAGATTGTAAAGGAACTTCCAGAAGGGCTTGAAATCCTCTATCCAAATGGGAAAGGGGGAACTAAAGTTGTGAAATCCCCAAGGTTGAATTACATCTTCGGTAGCAGTCAATATATCAAAGATATTTTAGATGAATACAGTAAGTCTTCTGCCCAGTCTGAAAGGAAGTTTCCATTGGTTGCACTATTCACTCCAATTAGTGAGGATAGAGGTGACGCGGATTATTTTTCAAAAGCAAAGGTTTCGTTAATTATAGCATGTTCTTCTTGTAAAGAGTGGAGCAATGAGATGCGCAGAACCACATCTTTTAAAAATATCCTTCGGCCAATCTATAAACGTTTATTGGAAGTATTATATGAAGATTCTCGGTTCGACTGCGACTATGACGAAAAAGTGAAACATAGTTATTCAGAAAACTATTCATATGGCAGATACGGAGCCTATACAGATTCCGGTGAGGCTGTGAGCGAGCCGATTGATGCCATAAATATACGCTCGATGGAAATAAAAATTAATAATCTTAATTGTAGAAGAAAATGAGAAAGATTAGAACGTGTAAGGGTTCCCGGATGAACACTGGTAGTTCTGCTTGTAGCATTGACTGGAAAAAAGTCAAAGGTGCTATCTTGACAGAACATGGTGTCAAACTCCCTGCTGATATAACAGGTGAGAAGTTGCTCGAATTGTGCCATGCAGACCGTCCCGGGCGTATTTACCCTATTTTGCCATTCCTGGAGTATGCCAAGAATGGTGGAGAGCCCCAAGTTAATGCTGTAGGGTACGGTGCAAGTGAATACAACGGGCTTAGCGCTCAAACAGACACCTTCACTTTGAAGAAATTTGATGAGGTTTTAAATGCCCAGCTTCTGAAATGTGCCAATAAAGGATGGGACGTTTACTTTTGGAATCAGGATAATATGTTGATCGGTTATAATGATGACACTGATATCCTTGCCGGTATTCCGATGTCTACTGTTTACCCGACCGTGACACAGTACCCGACCAGTAGTGCTAAGTCTGCGATGACTGTTAGTTTTTCACATGAAGATGTGGAAGACAGCCAATTGCACTTTGACTACGTGCAGTTAGACTTCAATCCCAAGAATTTCGTTAAAGGCTTGGTTGATGTTGTGTTTCAAAAGTTGGAGGCCGAAAATACTTACAAAATAGTTGAAGTTGTTGGTGGTTATGACCGTACAGAAGAATTTGGCAGTCTTATTGCTGATGGTGCTGCTGAAGTTATGAATAACGTAACTTCTGCTACATATTCGGATGGTATCATTACCATTGTTCCTAAAGCCGGGGCGGTTCCTTCGTTGAAAGCTCCTTCTGTATTGTATGAAAAAGGAATCAGAGGTATCGAGCAGGTGTCATGAAGGTAGATAATGTTACGTTCGTCGAGGTTGCTGTGAAGGGCATGACGAAGGAAGAGTTTATTAATGCACACATTAAAGTCGTGTGGCAGGAACTGAAGGAAGCTGACCGCAAGAAGAAGCTCTCGGAAGTGTACGATGCGATAACTAAGTAACCGACGGGCTGGGGTGTGATTACAGCCCGGCCCGTTATATTTTTACTGTATGGCAGATTTTGATGAATTACATAGAGTTATTCATTCCATTGCATCCGGGTTTGAAGAGGAATGTATTAGGTGTATGGAAGAACATAAGAATGTGCTCGTTGATTGCATTCAGGAACAATTATATTCCGGTCTGGACGGTACTGAACATCTATTGAATCCCGATTATGATACTGACACCTATTTTAACGAGCCCGGACCCTGGCAGAACCGTGCGGAACAATATAAACGATGGAAAGAGAGGATAACTCCACCTCTTAGAAGTGAGATGCTTTATTTGCCACCGCGTCCAGTTGAGGTACCTAACCTCTTTATTACTGGTACTTTCTATGATAGTATAACTGCCGATAGAATTGATTCCGGGCTTCGATTCTCAACGAAAGGATTTACGGACGGTAGTTCTATTGAGAAGAAATACGGTGAGCAGATTTTAGGCATTGGTGATACAGCTAAAGAGTACTTTAATATTATGTATCTCCGTCCCTGGATGGAACGTTTCTTTTCAGAATGTGGATATCGGTAGAAAATGGCTTGTAGTTGCGAAATAAAAAAGATGCAGAGTGAACTGGAACGTATCAGTGATCTTGCAAAGAAAGCAGCTGTCTTGGATGGTTGCATGTATGTCGTTTATCAGAAAGAAGATGGTACCTATGCTTTTGATAAACTAGGAGTTGAGATAAAAGGAAAGATTGTTGAATATAGACATTACCTGTAATTATGGCAGATTTAAAATTAAAAGATTTCGTTGATGAGAGCGATTTGCAGAAATTGGTGGAGCTTGATAATACTATTGAGCGTGTGAGGGCTGATTATGCTAATGCGGCCAAAGAATTAGCAAAAGGTTTAAAACTAAATGTAGAAGGCGTTGCTGATCTTGAAAAGTTGAGTAATCTTTATAATACTCAAGCAAAAACGGCTGGTTCTGCATCTGCTGAATTAACCGAGGCTCTTAGAAAACAGTCTGAAATAACTCAAACTGTCAGTAAGAAGATAGAGGAAAAGCTAAATGTAGAGAAATTATCTGCTGCTGAATTGAAGAAACTAACCAAGGCAAACTCGGATAATGCTGCGTCCTTGGAAAAGGCTGCTAAAGCGGAAGCTAACTTGACAAAAGCGCAGAATGCCGGTAATACTACTCGTAAGAAAGCTGTTTTATCTGAAGAAGAACGTTTAAAACTTATCAGAACTGCTATTACCTTGACTAATCAGGAAGTACATAGCCGTTCACAAGCAAAGGAAATGAATAAGCAGCTGCAAAAGGCTGTTGATGTTTTGAAAGATACGGATGAAAACTATATTCGTACACTTGCCCGTCTTAATTCTACTATTGGAATCAACACTGATTACATAAAGCGAAATTCCGATCGATATAGTCAACAGAAAATGACCATTGGTGCATATCGGGAAGAAGTAAAGGCTGCATGGGTTGAGATACAGAACGGTAATAAGTCCATGCAGAATATGGGTATTATTGCCCGGAATGCTGGAATGATGCTTAAAACGGAGATGGCTCCTGGGCTAAACAAAGTTGGTGCAGGATTGAAAGGGTGGGCTGCTGGATATATTGGTGCACAAGCTGTTGTTAGTGGAGTTGTTGCTTTATTTACAAAACTGCGTGAAGGAGTAGGTGATATTGTTAAATTTGAATTAGCTAATAGTAGGCTTGCTGCAATATTAGGAACCACTTCTGATAAAGTGAAGGAGTTAACTGCGGATGCTCAACGTTTGGGTGCTACAACGAAATACACTGCATCCGAAGCTACGGATTTGCAAATAGAACTTGCTAAACTAGGTTTTACTCGAAAAGAAATATTAGATGCAACAGAGCACGTTCTAAAATTTGCACAAGCTACCGGGGCAGAATTAGCAGATGCGGCTTCATTGGCAGGTGCTTCTCTTCGTATGTTTAATGCTGATACAAGAGAAACTGAAAGATATGTGTCTGCGATGGCTGTCGCAACAACCAAAAGCGCATTGTCGTTTTCATATCTCGCTACTGCATTACCAATTGTTGGACCGGTTGCAAAAGCCTTTAATTTCAGTATTGAAGATACTTTGGCTTTGTTGGGTAAATTATCGGATGCCGGCTTTGATGCTTCAATGGCTGCTACTGCTACCCGTAATGTTTTTCTAAATTTAGCTGATAGTAATGGAAAGCTGGCAAAGGCGTTAGGTAAGCCCGTTAAAACATTGCCTGAGTTAGTTGAAGGATTGAAATCGCTAAAAGAAAAAGGGGTAGACTTGAATACTACTCTTGAATTAACTGATAAGCGTAGTGTTGCCGCTTTTAATGCCTTTCTCACCGCTGTTGATAAAATATTACCACTTAGAGAACAGATTACTGGTGTAGAACGTGAATTGGGCGATATGGCTCACACGATGGGAGATAATGTTCATGGAGCTCTTGCTAACTTATCTTCAGCATGGGAAGCGTTTATGCTTTCTTTCTCCGAGTCAACGGGACCTGCTAAGGAGTTTCTTAATTGGATGGCTGATAAAATAAGAGGTATCGCCAATGATTTGAAATCTCCTGAAGAAAAAATAGAAAAGATAGATTATAATTTTAGAACACTTGCAAAAAAAGATGCGAACAAAAAGTTATTGGAAGTAGAAAAAGATTTTCAGGCAGAATATAAGAGGCTTATTGATGCTGGTGATACAGAGGAACAAGCATACACAAAAGCTGTTATTCAAATGAAAAATAAACGTATTGAAGTAACGGCCCAAGAGAGAGAAGCTTTAAAACGGATGAAAACTCGTGCTCAATATGCAACATCAGAGTTTGAAGATATGTCTTGGATAAAGAATGGTGCTGCTAAAATGTTTGGCTATTACACATCGGAAGCAGAAAAAGCGGATAAGGCTCAGTTGGAATTTTCTAAAAACTTATTCAAAATAGCATCTAGCGATGAGTTTAATCGTGGACTTGATGTGATTGCAGAAAAGTTCCGTCCAAAGGGTAACGACAAAAATGGTTCAGGTATAACAGTCCTTACTGATAAAGAAAAACGTGAACAGGAAAAAGCTCTCAAAGAGAAGCTGAAAATTCATGAAACTTATCAGGAGTCAGAACTAGCTCTTATGGATGAGGGACTGGAGAAAGAACTTGCTAAAATTGGTGTTGCTTACTCGAAGAAGATTGCTGCCGTCAAGGGTAATAGCAAAGAGGAAATCGCTACACGTCAGAATTTAGCTAAGGAAATGCAGGAAAAGCTAGATGAGTTTACTATTAAGTATAATTCTGATCGTGAGAAGAAGGATGTTGAGAACGCTCTTGCTGTTGTAAAAAAGGGGTCCCAGGAAGAACTTGATTTGAAATTGCACCAGTTGGAATTGCAACGTGAAGCAGAAATTGATGCAGCAGAGAAAACAGGTGAAGATGTTTTTCTCATTGACGACAAATATGCAAAAAAGAAACAAGAACTTTACGAAAGACATGCATCCGATCAGGTGCAATTAATAGCAGAGAATGCAGCGCATGAGCAGGAAATCCGGGATGCTGCATATGTTATGGATACGCTTGCTCTTAAAAAACAGTTAGCTTCTAAGGAAATAACCCAGCAAGAGTATGCAGAACTTGAGTATCAGTTAAAATTAGATTATGTACGTAAAACAACCGAAGCTGCAATTGATGCGTTGGAGTTGGAACTTCGAAACGAAAATTTGAGTGCAGAGGATAGGGCAAAGATTGCAGAGCAGTTACAGAAATTGAAAGCGGACCTTTCCCAGCAAGAAGCAGAAGCGGAAATAGATGCTATCAATAAAGTTACTAAAGCGGATGAGAAAGCACAGAAAGAACGTCAGAGGAATCTGAAAAAATGGCTTCAAACTGCATCTCAAGCAGTGGGTGCTATTGGTGATCTAGTCTCTACTATTTATGATGGTCAGATTCAGAAAATAGAAGAAGAGCAGGAAGCTAATGATGAGAAATATGATAAGGATGTAGAACGAATACAGAATCTAGCTGATTCGGGAGCAATCTCCGAAGAAGAAGCAGAAGCTCGTAAGCGTGCGGCCAAGGAAAGAACTGAAGCTAAGAATGCTGAACTTGAAAAACAAAAACAAGAAATGGCACGTAAACAAGCCATTTGGGAAAAGGCGACTAGTGTCGCTCAAGCTGGAATAGCCACTGCACTGGCAATAACTGAAGCTTTACCGAATATTCCTTTATCTATTGTTATTGGTGCCATGGGAGCAATTCAGGTTGCAACTATTCTTGCAACTCCTATTCCTTCCTATGCAGACGGTACTCAAGGTAATGATAGGCATCCCGGCGGTGCCGCTTTAGTTGGTGATGCCGGTAAACATGAAGTTATCATGTATTCTGGAAAAGCATGGATTACTCCTGATACTCCAACTTTAGTTGATATTCCTAAAGGTGCGCAAGTCTTTCCTGATGTTGATAAGGTAGATATCTCTAATTTTGATATACCGGATTGGGACTTTCCCACATTTTCACCGACATATTTTGCATCTTCTTCCGGTGACACCATTGTTTTCAATGATTATTCCCGATTAGAAAAAAGGGTTGATAGAACAAATTTCCTTTTGATGAAGAGTCTAAAAATGCAACGCCAAGATGCTTCTAACCGTGAATTTGAACTGTATAAGTTATCTAAACTGAAATAGCCATGATTGAAAGATTAAATCAGATAACATTGAGTGATTTCATTGAACTTTCATGCGGAAACTATGCTTGTTTGCTTTCGGACTGCAAATCTATGTCCGAAAGCACGCTTAAAGAAATAGCGTCTAAATTACTTGTCGAATACAGAAGTATTGTTAATCCTTCAAATATGAAGGCTATGGTAATGGACAAAGAGGATATGCTGAAAGAACGTGCCAAACTATTGAGTCTTCGTATTTGTCAGGCTCTTGTTTCTCTTGGCTTTTATGATGATGTTCGTCAGGTATTGGGTCAACTAAATGTAGATACCCGAAATATGAGTGATGAACAAGTAATATCGAAGATTGATTATTTACTTCATTCTGCAATTTTTGAGCAAAAACGGAATGAGGAAAGACGCAGTGAGGAACATAAAGGAAGTAAGGCTACTCCTGAACAAATTCGTTCTTCTTTTGATGCTGAGATTGCTTTTCTAATGACATTCTTTAAAATGAGTATTGATTCTCGTGTAATTAGTGCTGCTGTCTACGCAAATATCGTTCATCAAGCTGATGTTGAAATATCGATCAGAAAAAGAAGCACATGA